AATCTTCATCATCTATAACGCCTAAAGCTATTGAGAAAGTAGTATCTCCGAAAGTTCCAGCCAAACCACTTTCGTATCTTGTGCCTACGGTATTATGTAAAAGATGGTGAGTATCCCCGTCCATCTTAATCCCGTGGCGTTCCTCACCTAAAAGACCCTTATCAGTCACCGTGTTATAATAGACTGTGGCTATTAAAGGCAACGCAAACGAGGGAATAGAAGTTGCCTGTGAAAGAACTCCAGAGGCATTATAGTAAACCCAATTCATTCCCGTTGCGTCATCTATTGTAATTGAAGTGGTAGTCTTGGAAGTCTTAACTCCATTGATATAAATATCATGATTGCCTGTGATGGTAAACACTCTTGTAGCGTCTACGAAACTTAATGTTGCAGTTCTATCCACAAATCCAGATGGTTCAGTCATTGCGGTAAAGACTGTAGGTATTACTACTGAGCCGAATGTCCCTGTGCCTGTGGTGAGAAAGTCAAACGTCCCTGTCTTGTTGCCTGTGATATCAATCTGGTCTTCATCAATAATCCAGTATGAACTTGACTCTGCTTCTAGCCATACACCTGACATGAACTCCCAAAGGATATAGTCTAATAAATCCCATAACATCCACCCTTCTTCTGGTGCTTCCTCTACCCATCCACCTTCACCTGTCCATTCATAAATATATCCGTCCGTCCATCCACTTCCCGACCCATCAGCTCCATATCTGTCTCCCACATCTGGGTCTGCTGGCAGTCCTGTAGATGGGTCATACCATTCTATTATGGGAGGTCTGAACCAATCACACTCCAACTCGTCTAAAGTGTTTAATGATTTCTGAACGTTGTCATCAGCAGCACTTAGATTTTTATCAAAAGCAGACGTGTCTGTTCTAATACGTGCCGCTAAGGGGTCAGCAGCATATACATTCTGACCAAAAATGAGTAGAGAGCATAAAAGAACCGCTATTGCTTGATATATTCGCACCATACCACCTCACCTGTTACTGGAGCAGACGTCATCGTGAATGTTCCTGCATCCTCATCTGTCTCCACAAAGTCCACGGTTGGCTGGAGAGAAAGCTGGTCTCTGTATACCTTTAAAGTGCCAGCCACATATGGGTCTGCAGTAGTAAATATAACTATAACTCCATTAGGGACTTCTACCGGAACGTCTCCTATTATCATACTGTCAGTGTCTAAAGCAGATGCCATCCTCTCTATCCTAATTGTCATCCAGTCACCTCTTTACCACACTTCTCACATCTCTCTCTATACACGTCTTTCCACACTATTCGTTCAACTTCTGTCGGAACATATTGGATTTTAGGAACCTTAATAAGTTCTTCCACCAACTTATACACCTTCACCTCTATAGGTATCTCTTTAATGACCAGTTTCTCCACCACCCTCGGAACTTCCACTATCGTCTCTACTTGCCTAACTACAGGTTCAATTATCTCCTTCGTCTTATATTTAGGGACTTCTACTTCGACATCTTTATAGACAGGTTTATCGACAATTACTTCTTTCTCAACTATCTTAACGGAGTCTGTAGTAACCGTCTTCTGCTCCACCTTCACATCTGTCACTATAATCTCTTTATTTACGTAAACTGGAAGTTCTATAATCTTCTCCACAAACTTAGGCACTTGTATCTCCACCACCTTCGTCTGTATCTGCACCTCTTCCACCACAAGTGCTGTCTTCAATTTCTGTTCTGTTACCTTAACTCCTAACTCTTCGCTTCCTGCACCTACACCTTGCATCACGCACCTCCAGCTTTTATGGTTAGACGCTCTAAATTCGTATACACTGACATCGCCTTTCCTGCTACATTCGTATATGTTAGTCTCAACTTATCTCCTGCATCCATCAACTCTAGTGCAGGAAAATCGAAGAGCCAAGCTATATGAGCGCCTATATTGTAGACTGTATCAGCTAGAAGAGCTTGGACTACATTGGCGGAGTTGAGATGCTCTAATTTAAAGTAATCCCCAGCACCATACACATCAGGAACAACAGTTATTCCGTTTGCTGCACACGACCTATCTGATAGCGTCATATCGAGTTGGTAGTCACCAGGCGTTGCTAACACTACTAATTTGTATCCTTTATAATATGCTCCCCCTACCTGAGACCTTTTAGTTAGAGCCATCTCTTCCTCCTATCCTATAGTTTAGGTTATACATCCACAGCTCCATCAAACTCTGTCAGTTTCTTCAACGCCTTGTATACTTGGTCTATCTTCTCATTCGATGGAGAGGGATGAACAGATTTTATAAAGTGGTATTGTTTAAGACGGAGAGCACGGTCGACATCGTCATCTCTTTGAGTGACATCTTTGAATAAGGCGACAGTGACATCCATCTTCGTGTAGGTGTCAGCATTTGGAAAGGAATTAGTGAACTCCACATCTATCTGAACAATTTTGTGGTAATTGCACACTATCCCTTTATACTCTACCTCTTTTAATAGTGCCATCTATACCCTCCTTAGTAATTTCAATTATTGAAATTACGACTTCTAATAGCCAGGAACTGACCGTCCTGTGAATGGATTAAGCCACCATTTTCCAGTTAATGTTGCCTGTCCAACCGCTCCAAATCCTCTCGCCACTGGCACCCAGTCTTCCGCACTATGGTCACCAGTCAGTGACGCCTCATATAAAGCCGGAACTATCTCCCCTCCCCAATATCCCGCATCCTCTATCTCCCTCAAAGAATAGAAACCGAACACGGTAGCCATCGCCGATATAAGCGCATCTTTCCGAAGAAGTGCGGATGATGTGCCTGCAGCTATGTCTGCTGGATATCTACTGATACGAATGTAGACGGAGTAGACAGCATCTGGCATAGGGAATAGTTCAAATGTGGAACCAAAGTCGACATACCAAGTGGGGATGTTTTTGGAGTAAGTAGCAGGACGGGGAATAACGGTGTCAAAATCTCTAGCCACCACATAAGTAAGTTTCTGTGACCTCGCTCCATCTTGAACGGTTGACGAATACAAATCTTTCATTCGGTCAGGCCAAGTGAGAGAGTTATCTGTAGCATTCGTAACTTTCGATGTATCTTTATACCGCATTTCCTCATAGGAATGCAAATCCGCTAGATATCCCTGTGCCCAATTCACCCACCTCAACACCCTCACATCAGACACCCCTGTCGTATCTCTCTTTATATTCTCTCTAACCTCCGAGATAAAGTCCGTCCCTGTCATAGCCATCTATGTCCTCGCTATTGCTTGAGCAGTTGGAGAGAGACTGACCAAATTCAGTCTCTCCCATTCTGCATACTCTTCTTTCGTCAATCTCTTCCTCAGTGCCGCCCGAACATTTGCTGCCCAATTCTTATTCAATCCCTTCGGGTCATTCTCTGCATTGAGAGGTGCCCATCTCTTCTGCATAAAGTCGACAAACTTGCCAGGTTTCCCTGCTTTCTCCCATCTCAGTCTATTATTGCGGACACTGTTGTCCAGGACACGTTGAGCTTCCTCCCTCGATTTCACTTTCACACTCCTCACCCCATATCGAGTAGGGTCATTCTCCGCCACTTTAATAGCTTCCCCTACATGAGAGACAAACTTGTCTTTATCTGCCATCTTTAAGCCCCCACTGCATGTGCTCCACCATCTCTATAGAGATGACCAGTAGTTGCAACTGGTGTTGCTTCAGACGCATCATACACTAGAGACCAATTTGATGCACCAGCAGTAAGAGCCCCATTCGTATTGATGTAGATATCGTCATCCTCGACGTGACCTTGAGCATCGATACAATAGAACGTTCCTATCGGTGCTATTTTTACTCCTTGAGGAGTGGCATGTGTTCCTGCATCCGACTTCATAATACGAGTGAGCGGGTCCCTGTTACCTCCAAACAGCGTGTCAATTACCTGTCTTCGCAAACTCATTTTCTTTCTCCTTTTTATTTAGTCGCAACTTTCGCTTTCGCCTCAGCCGCGGCATTAGCCTTCGCTACCGCTTCTTTCCTACTCTTAATATACACTTCTGAGTCAAATACTTTAGGAGGTGTATCTTGCTTTATAACTGTATCTGCCATTGTCTTCTCCTCTTAAATTGGAGATGGGAGACATTTCTGCCTCCCATCTTCGGTTGTGTTACGGCATTATCTGTAACATAATGAATGGAGCACCTTGCGTATTATCTTGAGCATGTGTTACAACATACCCGACAAGTTGCGCATTCTCCGTATACAACGGGTCTCCATTCTTCATCAATGTAGCTCCGCCTGGTAAGTCAATACTACCATCGTGCCTGACACAGACTTGGTTGCGGTCGTGAGCACTACCTACGTTCGTCTGTGGTGAACACCAATGAGGTCCCCACGTCTTTATCCAGAAATACGGATAAGTTGTCGTAGCTAGTCTCATAGGTGCACCTTGGAACCCTCTAAAGCCTCCACTGTTTCCACTAGAGACAATGTAAGGACTTCCCATCGCTTCAACATAGTCGGAAGCTGCCGTTGTGGCAACTGGTAACTCACCATCCAACGTGATGGTTATAGTTCCACCAGACACTGCTGCATCGTTGTCTATTATCCCGAAGTTGTAGCATTCAGTGGTTCCACCATCAAATATAACTAGACTTCCACCTTCTAGTGAGTGAGCTGCAAACGTTCCATTATTAGCTATACCGTCGGCTGCTCCAGACGTAACATATATCTTGTTTGAGCCAATAGGAGATGCTGTCGCTATAGCTGCATAACTAATATCTTGGTGATAGTAGTTCCACACTAAAGTGCTTAAATCAGTTATGGTAACTATCGACTTTGCATACCTATATACACAATCTCCTCTCATCACCCTCGTCCCCAACCGATGCTTCTGCGTAGCCGATATCTCATAGATATCCTGATTGAGAACTGTTGCTCCTGTCGCTGCTCCTAATGTTCTACCCATTTCTTCTATCCTTTCATCCCCTCAGGGAGATGCGGAATGTGACCTAACCACATCCCCTCAACATTGACCTCGTTAGGTAAGGTTGCTGAATTATTCAGCTATCAAGAAGATAACCCCGAGTCTCTTACAATTACCCGCCACTAGGTTACCAACTGTCATACTATGTGCGACCACATCCCTAGGTTGGTTCACTATAGGCAACCATTCGCCTAAAGTGAAGTTCTCGATTGGGTCAGCCACCCACTCCATCACCGACGTATTCAGGAAGTACATATATCCTGCAGTGCAGGAAGGTGACCAAGTTATCGGTCGACCTTTAAATGCGAGGTCGCCGAAACCTAAGTCCGCCATCTTCCTATCCCCTATCAGGATACGAGCGATTTCGAGACATTCTGACTCATACATCTCGTAGACTGTCTGGTCAGTTACCACAATGTCTGGGAACCTTGATACTCCCTCTCCCTGCTTCCCGCAATCGTTGAACATTGTGTTCATCCTTTTGCGGAGGTAGATGGATGCTGCTTCACTACTCATCGACTTATAGTTGTTTCTCCACCAATCGTATGTCGCGCGATTCAAGTTGCCAACCGTTCCTGTCGCTGGTGCTATCGCAACTATATTTGCAAGTCCATCCGTTGCCATATTAGCGTCGCCTGTTCCATTACTGAACAAGCTCGTCTCTAACTTATCAATCAGACTCGACTGAAGATTGTCTATATCAGCGTTCACTTTCTTGATAAGCTGTGCCTGTCCCCTATTCATCTGGAAGTCAGCAAAGTATCTGATGATGTGACCTGTCAGATACTTCCAATTCCAATGAACTACAGTGAGCGGGTCAGTTGCTTCCAATTCCACGGTTCCGCCTCTCCCAATAAACTTCACCGTCTCGTTCTTTGCATATTGCAGCGGAATTTCTATCGAACGTCCACCAGTCTGGGTTGACCTTTTACCTTTCTTACTTAAGAGATACCAAAAAGGCGTAGCGTTAAAAATGTTATCCACTACTTCTTTTCGTCTCAAGTACCAGGTGGTGGTGTACATCGTGTTTAGTTGTTCAGTTAATTCAGGTGCAGCCATTTTACACTCCTGGTTTTATTCTTTGTTCCCAAATGCCTTTCGATATGCAATCTCAGCAGCCTCTTCTTTCGTCAACTGCTTCCCTTGCACTGTCGAACCAGGCACTCCAGCTCTCTCTGTTGCCGCCTTCTCTTCTTCTTCAGCTTTCTTCTTATCAGCTCCCGCTTTTTCATCTGCGGTCGCTTTAGATTGGAGAACGAACTGGTTGTAACATTGTTCAGCACCCCACTTCGGGTTACTCTTCGCTATTTCAAATATAGCTTTCTGGTTAGCCGCAAATCCAGGCTTCCCATCCCGACCGTCGTGCCTAAGCTCCGTTAAAGCCACATCAAACTGGGCAGCAATCATCCCTAATTGTTGCCTCGTAAGGTCTTGCTCCTTCTTGATGTCTTTAACAGCCGCATCAACGTCACCTTTGTACTTCTTCTCAATGAAATCTACGATTTCACGATTAGAAGCTCTGTCCAAGTCCAAATCTCCAACCTCTCCTTTGTCGGCAGGAGTACCCTTCCCTTTCTTCTCTTTGAAGTCGAGGTATTCGTCGCTGAGAAGTTCCTTATCAGCTTCGTCGAGTCGCTGTTCAAGGTCAACCTTCGCGTCCTTTAATGTTTTCGTCTCAGTCTCCATCGCAGCCATTTTCGCTGTCAATGTAGTGAGTTGCTGCTGAACGTCGCCCGCAGCGCCTTTTCCGTCGCCTTCTCCATTACCATTCCCTTCGGGGTCTGGCATTATACACCTCCATCTTTCTGTTCAGTCTCTTTTTTGAAGAGATTGTGTTTCCACACACGATATTCTTTCATCATTGCTTTCCAAGCCATATCCACTTCAGACCCAGTAATCGCTCCACTAAAGTCGACCTCGTAGGGACTGTTCTCAAACACCTTTATCACAATAGTTCCTTTTGGTCTCGCATCCATCTCCTCTTTCAACTTCTCCTCTATCTCCGTATCTGTGAAAGTGGACGGTGGAACTATATCCGCTCCTACTAACACACCATCTACCTCTTTCGGAATAGGTGCAGGTGGTTCTGGCACCATACTCATCCTAACTATAGATGGAGTAGGTGGGTCTGGTAACATTGGATTTCCTCTCTTAATCGTTGGCTTTTCTGCCATTCTTCACCTCACTCCTTGTTCGGTAATCACTCCAAATCTACAGTAATCTTGCTGCAATTACATTATGCTTACGACACTCTTCACGAAGCTGTCGCTTCGACTCTATCAATAGCGGAGTTTCGCATATGTCTGTGTAAATCATTGGCTTGAAGATGTGAACTGCAGGACCTGCCCCAATCGCTTGTCTACACTCTTCACAACGGTCACCTTTAATGAAGCCGTGCTTTGTACACACCATCGCTACCGTCGTCCCTTTCAGTCGATGTCGCATTAAAAGAACCTCCCAATCATCTCCGCATTCGCCCCCGCTCTCTCCTGCAACTGTTTCGGATTATTCATCAATCCTTGTTGCTGTTGCATAAACTGTTGCTGCTGCATAGGCTGACCCATTGTCTCCTGTGCCTGAGGGAGAACCTTCATCGCATCTATCCACTCATACTCTCTCAACAGCATCTGCATCAAGTAATCTATATTAGCACGAGGGTTCTTCGATAATGCCTGTATCAACTCCACAATCTCCCGTTTCTTCATCATCTTCGTCTTCGGCGTCATCGACTCCACATCCACCCTCAAGTTATACTCTGCTCTATTTTCCGCCCCTTTATACGCCACCCAATATCTTGCTGCATCCACCCCCACCACTTGCACAACCTTCTCCCCCGTCCACCTCTCAAATATAATCTGGTTTATCTTCCGCATCATCTTCACTAACGCATCCGCTACTATATCTCTCCGTTCATCCATCCTAATATCAGATGCCATCTGCACATTTCTCATCTCCTCCGCTGTCCTTCTCCCAGGAGGAGCCTCTCCAAGTTGCTGCTTCCCCTGACCTAGCAATTCACGGACTTCAGAACGAATAATCTCCACCCACTGAGTCAAGTCTGCTGGAATGTGTGGTTGTAGTAGAGCGACCACTTTATTTGGGTCTCCCTTCACTTTCACCACAGGTCCCACTTCCTCAGATATCATCTTCACTATCTCCGTATCCTCTATCATATTCTGTTCTACAAGGAACTTTAGGAGTGCTACGCGTCGGTGGAGCATAGCCTGTGTCTTCGCCTCATTTATCTCTAACTGTTGAGGCTCTATAATCTGGACATCGCTCGGTCCCCAATAATACTCGCCATCTTCATTAAAGGTGAAATCGACAAATGGAAGACCTTCAATTTGTAGAACATCTTCAGTCGGTGGACGTATCCACTTATCATATCCAGGCACGAACGCTTTGATTTCTTTCCTCTTAAAATCTCTAATCTCGTGTATCTCCACTATATCCGCATATGAAGAAAGTTCTTTGTAGAAGTTTGCCTTAGTCGGGTCTTTGTGGAGCATCTCCAAATGCGTCCCCTCAAGGTCTGCTGTATTCTTATACTTTCGGTCAGCCTTCACGTCTTCCAGCGAACGAAGAACGACGTGGTCGACCCAGGGACAATCATCCAATGTGCGAACACCGAATGGAACTATAAAGACATCTGGAATTATACGTGCTGCCCACGGCATCCCTGGCTTCACATTTACATTATACTCAACACGTTCTCTCTTATCTTTCGACATATGCGACAAAGGTATACCTAAATCTTCTGCCAACTTCTCGTCTGCTGGAGTTACAGTCTCACTCCACAACCCATCATACCCAATCTTACATATCCCCCTATCTGTATAATAAGCGTCTTGAACCATCGTCTTAAATGTAGATTTCACTCCAAGTTCTCCCATCAACCAATTGTCGACAGCCTCGACCACCCTCGCTTGGATATCTATGCCAGGTTTAGCGGTAGGAGTAACATTGATGTAGGGATTACGGAAGTAAACATTCGGCACCATCCCTCTCTTCATACTATGCACAAGATTGTAGGGAAGGACACCACCAGCCGACCCAAGGTACCCTGGAAACTTCCCTCTCCCATAATCTCGATAGGTCGACCATCTCTTCGCATTCCCGAAGTTCTCTTTATATCGAACTCCCTGCTGTATCCTCTCTAGCCAAACCTCTATGTCTGCTTTCACTTTTTCATCCCTTTATGTATGGCTGCTGCGACTGGACTCTCTCCTCCACCAACCGACTGTTTACTCTTTACCTCTCCCTTATACGACTTTCCATTCAAGATACAAATGTGCATATACTTCCCACCCTTCATTGTCATTGTCCGTATCTTCCCACCATTCTTTCGACACGCATCAAATTCGGCTGGCATCGCATCCTCCTATAAATAAAGTGCAGTAATTATACACTCATTCGTGCTAGGTGCACCTGTATCACTATCTGCTACTGCAGTTGTAGCTCCAACTCCAATACCTAAACTAAATGGTATCCCACCTTCAAGAGGGATATATCTAAAATTCAGGGTGGGTAAAGCGATTGTTATCTTAGGCGTATCTGTCCCAACCGTAGGAGCAGTTGCCTTATCATATAACTTAAGAAACAGACTAGACGTTCTTAGGTTAGTCACAATCAATCCAAGTAACACCCTATTTCCAGCAATAATTAAGTCCCCACTCTCATCCACATCTATGTTGCGTGCTGTATTGTATAATCTAAGTGACACATTCTTCATACATCCTCCTACTGTTTTAGTAATTTCAATTATTGAAATTACAACATTCTACACTGGCATCAACTCCACCTGTCTAGCAAACGGATAAGGGGAGCGATGACTTTGTCTACAACTCTGCCTAATCTCATCCAACGTAAACACCCTTCTCCCGCTTGGCAATGCTGGTCTCTGATATGGCTCTTTCGCATACTCTGTCGACGTCCTCTCTCCAACCTGCCACGACAATGCGTCAATTAAGTCATCGTGCTTCGAATATGGGAATGTCGTCAACTCCGTCTCCAACTCTCTCATCCCCCTCTTCATCCATATCACACCATTCTCAAACAGAGGCGACAGTCTATTCTTAATCCGCGCTTCTTTATTTATCCGCTTCGCCTTCACCTCATCTATATAATAATACTTATTTCGTATCTTCATCTCTTCCCTAAACGCAGCCGCCAAATGAGCGTATCTGTTCGTCTCAATTCTAATCTTCACAAATCCATCCGCATCCGCCGTATTAAACGTCTCCTCTATCATCTCCTTATCCGACAATCTCTTCCTCACATATCGACGAACATACAATCCCTTCTTCGTATGTTTAACAGAGACTATTCCCGAAAAGTCCTGGCTCGCCTTCCCAGTCGGTGGGTCTGCTGGGTCTACCGTCACCAAACCATCTCCATCTTCTGGCAACTCACTCTCTTCGTAGTATCTGAAGAAGTCTGGATTAAACGCCATAAACTCCTTCGCCAAGGGCTTGTTCTCATACAACATACTGAACATATATACACCCATCCCCGCACGTATCGAGTCCAATCTCGCTTGGCTAAACTTCTTATAGAGAGGAGAACCGTCCTTTCTAGTGCACGGACGGTCATATACATCAAACTTCTCATTCTCCAATATATAGTTAATTAAATCATAAGATGCCCACCTTGTTCCCACACAGATACGCTCATCTTCCTCATTTATCAATAGCGGAATAGTTAACTTATGAAACCCTACCGCCTTCTCTATATCGTCTTTCGAAGGCATCGCCTCTTCCCCTGTTAACTCATCTTTCTTCGGACTTACAGTATCATCTTCTATGATGAGATTGAAATGCCTGCGGATGATATTGGTGCCTATGCCTGCCGCCTCAAACGTCCCCTCTGGATGGTCAACTGGTCTCGCCAGACACGCACAACTATCACTCCACCTCACCTTATTGAATTGAGGCACTCGGTCAGGAAAGAATAGATGGTATAATGAGTTACTTTCCACAATAGCGCGAATAGAACGGACAGTCTTCTGTGCGTTAGGTTCGGTATTCGACGTGACCAGGACACGGATAGATGGGTCACGTGTCGCCTTCCACAACGCATACAGAGACGCCGCAATTGTCGTCTTCAAATAAGTCCTAGGTAAGACCACCAGTTTATCTTTCTTCGAATGTTGTATAAACCGACATAGTTCTGTGTGAAAGTCGACATCGAAGAAGGAAGGGTCGCAGAATATCTGTGCGAAGTAGCTGAAATCATCCAACAGCCACTCTCTCATCTGCCTAATTTTAGTCGGCGTCATCTGGCTCAATCTTCTTCTCCTTCACTATTCTCGACATAACGTCGATTAACGATTGGCTCGGCTCCACCAACACCTTCGCTTTTATCTTATCTTCCTTCGCATACCCCGTTCGGTCGAGGATGTCTTTTGCTGCACTTACACGAATGGTTGGGTTCTCATCCGACAGTGCACCCTTCAGTGTCCTCGCTGCCGTTTCCGCCGACTCACTCAACACAATTCGGGTTGGGTCTGTTGGTCTCTGTGCCTCCGCCTCTTGAAACTCTTTTGCAACCTCCGTCTCCATCGTTTTCATTTCCGCAGCGAACAACGGACTATTCACAATCAACGAAGCCCTCGATATTGAGAAGCCTATATCGACACACGCATCTGTCAATGTCATCCCCGCCACCAACCGTCTCATCAACGCACGGTGTCGTGGTGTAACTTTGTCTGGTTCTGCATTTATTGTCGACTCTGCTTTTTCTTCGTGTTCTTTCATCTTTTTTCTAAAGTTCTATCCCGCATTTTCCACATTTCCAATCAGCAAAGCCAATAGGAATAATATCTTTATCTTCGTGGTAACAAAATACCCATTTTCCATGCCAAATTAAATTAGCAACCTTATTATAAAACTCTAAAATTCTTTGGGTATAGGTAAATAATAAGTCTGCTAGTAACTCTTTCATACTATCCTCTATCTATCCGCAAAAGAAAACCACTGTCTACTACTGACCATTTCTCCTCGTCAGGATACTTAGTGTTCGTAGAACAGTGGCTTTCTTCTATCTAAGATTAGCCTAAACTACTGGCGAATGTTTCTTCGGTTTCCAATCCTCATACTTATCTACCTCATTCCCAGCATCTACCGCACCTATCCCCTCTCTCATCATCTTGTTCTCATATTCCATTGCACACAACTTATTACAAAATCCCCCTACCGACCCATCATAATTACTGTTATGAATTGGATTTAGAACGGACTTACAATACACACACATCCTCTCTACCCCATTCACATCAACTTGTGGTGGCATAAACTCCAATCTCCACTGCCTATCCATCTCCTGAAACTCTGCCATCTGTTCAGGCGTCACCTGCCTCGGCTGCGGTCTCCTCTCATTCCCCATCCTGTCCTCCTTCTGTTAAGGTTATCGTTGAGTATGGCTTTACACACCAATTGATATGGCACGTATTCGCCACACCATCCGCAAAGTTTATCTCGAGTTTACCGTGGAACTTCATCTCTCTCAAAGTGTTGATGACTTGATTGCCTTTGAATTTGTTCTCAAACTCATCTATCCAGTCCATCTTCTTTATCGTCGTAGCCAATGTTTATAATTTCAAACCTCATAATTTTAATCATTTAATTTATGAACTTTATCCGTATCGTTCCTCATCACCAAAAAGTATATCACAAGAAAATCGTTTTGTCAAGTGATATTTTTTATCGACGAGATTTTAGATTATAATTTCAATGATTGAACATACCTAAAATTTGGTCGCAAAATAATTCGCCACTTTGTATTATATAGGTATGGCTTGGGGGGTGGCATAGGTCTATTTGGTCAAGGGAAGGGCAAGGCGAGGCGATTACCTTTTAGGCATATCTGATTATAGCTTGGCTTGGGTTCGTGGATATTCGTATGGTAAAGTATGGCAAGGACAATGATTGAAATTGTGGTATGGCAAGGCAAGAATGGGGCAGGACAAAAAAGAACTCCCGACTACCTTGTTAGATAATCGGGAGTATTACTCGGAGTGATTACTTACTACAGACTATACGCTTTCTACTGCTGACAAGTCAACTGCTTCACCGCCAGAAGATACTGCTTTCAAGCCATATTTCACTTTAAGCGCATCTCTAATCTGGCGTTGGACACGAAGCGTCATACCTACATTAGCGTCTTGCGTGAGCTGGTCATCACCGTCATATAACTTGACCTCACGCTTTCCGATGTATTCTTTCCCTTCGTGGCTCATCTTCGCAACGATTACTTTCTTTGCCATATTCGTTCACCACCTTTCTTGGTTAGAATTGGTATCATTAACGCTGTAATGATTTAACCTACCATTTACAATATAGAGTGTATCACACAATAAAGTATTTGTCAAGTATTATTTTACTTATTTTCTAATATACCTATATCAAAATCAGCGTCGGAGAAATCGCTAACCCTATATCAAACCCAGCTTTATATAATTTCAAGATATCAATTTATTGTTTTTTATCGTTTCGGCTAAAATGTAATGACATTTGTCATAGCACTTTTACTAATGATTTAGTAATTTCAATTTCGGGTTGAGCACGAATAACCATAATTTCCAACCTTGAACATACCGAAACAGCGACGGATACATCACCTAAACCTGTTGATACCAATGAGTAAGATATAAAATATGGTGAGTATGGAGGTCATTATGGACATAACTCATTGATAACATTGAAGAATATGGAATTATGGACTTTTAGGGTATGCTCTCCCTGTCCAGCGAGAAGGTATTTCTATTTTTTTTTTTTTTTTTTTTATATATAAAGAAATAAACCCGCAAAAAAAAAAAACATAAAGCGTAT